ATGATTTAGAAGGTGATAATCCTCAAGCAGATAAAGGTTGGGTGGATACAATTACTAAAATGAATACATGGCAATCAACTAATGATACTGTTAATACTTTTTTTACAGGAGGAGCAACAAAATTAAACAGTAATAATTGGGAAACACAAAAATTATTTACTGCAGGAAATGATATTTTAAAAGAATTAGGTTTAGATAATAACAAAAAAAATATGCAAATTGCGATGAATATACTACAAGGTGGAAAGAGAATTTGGGGTAGGACTAAACGGGCTTTGGAAGGTACAAATAAGGAACAATATGATAAGATTATGGATATTGTTGGAAAAGATGCAGATGGCAATACAAAAAGTTGGGATACATGGGGAACGAATTTACGTGGAGATGCTACTTGGGGTGGTACTCCCATATCACAAGAAGATTATCAAGATAAAATGGCTGTATTTTCTGGAAATTGGGATGCAGGTTCACCATTGTATAAATACCAACAAGTGTTAAAAGATGGTTGGCAATCAGCAAATCCAAATTATAAAATGTCTGGTTCTAATAAATTAGGTGCTGCATTATTAACAGCTATGCTTCCAATGTCTCCTGCTATTTCTACAATGATGATTGGTGCAAGTGGGGTTGAGACATATAAAGGAAATTTAGAAAAACCAAAAACAGCAGGAGAAGTATTATTAAATCCTATAGGAACAATTATACCTGACGGATGGATTGCTGATAAAAAAGTAGGAATAAAAAAATTAAAAATAAATGGAAAGGAAATTTCTGTTAATGATAAAACAGTAAATAGAAATGATGGTGACGGAGGTATTTTTTCTAAATATGATTTAATGGAAGATGATTTAGGAAATGATAGTGGAACAAATTCATCAAGTCCATACCATTCAACAAGTTATAATATTGAGGATATAGTTGATGATATAGAAGATACTGAAGAAGATGCAGGAGAATCTGAAAACACATTAACAGCAGATGATAATCCTGCATGGTGGAATTTTAAATTATTTGAAACTATTTTTTCACCTTTAACAGCATTAAAATATAATCAAGGAGATATAGTTCAAACTCAAGATAATGATATGGCTGCAAAAGAGATAGTAAATAATATTGCATCTTTAGCTGTAAATGATGAACAAGCTAAAAAAGTATTAAAAAATTTAGTAGAAGAAAATGAACAAATAGCTAATGTTGTTAATAAATACACTGAAATAAAAAATAAAATAACTAAAGTATTAGGCCCTTTAGAAATATCTGCGGATGTTGATGATTTATCTGTACAGGCAAAAACTTCTTCAGGATTTATAACAGAAGTTGATTTAGATGATAAAGAATTATCAGTACAAAAACAAATGGGTGATTTAGATTTAACAGCTAGTTATAATCCAGAAAAAAAATCTGGATTTTTAGGTTTACAAAAGGAATTTTAATATGGTAGGATTTATGAGACAACCACAGATAATTAATGACCCCAATGCAGCCCCTGCTTCTATGAGAGCAGATGATGTTGATTTAAAAGCTCAAGAAGGTGATTTTATTATGGGTTATCCTGCAATGCAAAAAAATGGAATGAGAGTTAGAAGTTTAGTTGAACAAGCAATGTTAAAAGCTAAAGATAAAGGTGTTCAAACTAAAGGATATAAAAAAGGTGATAAAGTAGATATACTTGTACATAATAAAGAAATGCATATTCCACAGGAGCTAGTTCCTTATATAGAAGGTGGGTATGCTGAATTAAAAAAATTAAATAAACCTTCTAAATATGATGAGGGTGATGTAGTAATGTCTGGTGGTTTAGGTGGTAGAACTGTTAGTGATTCAGATGTGAAAGCAATATCTGGTGGTTTAGGTGGTAGAACTGTTAGTGATTCAGATATGGAAGTAGTATCCGCACCTAATCAAGGTGATACCGCATTTGAAAGAGGTTCTTGGTTTACTGGTGAAACTGAAGGTGAAAGAATTTGGAAACAAGCAAGTAAAAAAGTAAAAAAAATAGTAAATAGTTCCGCATTTAATAAAGGAAAATATATTAATAATATGATGCATAAAGAAACAATGGAAAATTTAAAAAGTGCAATTGAAAAAAATGGATTTCCACCAAATATAAATGCTGAAAAACTATTAGATACTTCATTTTTATTTAATGCAGTTGCAGGTAGTGAAACTAATTTTTTAATGTCAAAATCTAATTTTGCAACAGGTTCAGGTAAGTTAAATCCAGATATAAATATTGATAGGGAAGGAACATCTATAGAATTTAATTATTTAGAAGGTACACCAGAGTTATTTGGTGCTAATCAAAAACCAAAAAAATATTTTGATAGACCAGATAGAAAATTACCGGGATGGAAAGTTGATTACGAATATTTAGTAGATTTTTTAAGAGTTGCGGAAGGTTTTACTGGAGTACCAAAAAGAGATGGTAACCAATGGGTTATTGGTCACGGACATAAAATAACAGAAAAAGATACTGAATTATTAGAAATATTAAACCAAAATGGAAGAATAACTGAAGATTATGCTAATGAAATATTAGCAGCAGATATTTTAAAAGCACAAGATGATGCAAGAGTAAATTATAATAAACATACAAATTCAAAAACCTTTGATGATTTAGATTTTAATTCTAAAATGATTTTAATGGAAAAGAATTTTCATTTAGGCCGAGGTAGAGCAAGTAAATATAAAAAATTATCTATAGCTATACAAAATAAAGATTGGTCAGGAATTTCTGAAGAATCTAAAACTAAAATGAAAGTTGATGGAAACTTAGAATTTACTCAAGGAATGGAAAAGAGACATAACGATTTTCTTAAATATTTTGTAACACCTTTTTCAATGGGTGCATAGAATATTTTAAGATGGCGACCTGTGCATTAGGCACAGCCCCAAAACACAGCCGTAGCTACCCTTACTAAAGGCACTACAAGGAGGAAAAATGGTAGATGAAGCTAAACAAGAAGATAACTTTGAGCCTACCCCATATAAACATTCTAACCGAAAAGAGTTAGATGAAACTGAAACAGTTGAAGAAAAGGACACCGAAGAGGCTACTCCTCAACAAACAACTAGTTTTTTGGATTCAAATAAGCAGACTAAACAACAAGAACATGATTTTAAAAAAAGGTATGATGATTTAAAATCTCATTATGACCGAAAAGTAAATGAATGGAAAGAGAAGGAAAAAACTCTTAATGAACAAGTACAACCAACTTATAAAGTTCCTAAAAGTCCTGAAGAGTTGGCTATGTTTAAAGAAAAATATCCTGATGTTTATAATGTTGTTGAAACAATTTCTCATTTACAAGCTGATAAAAGAGTTCAAGATATTGAAACTCGTTTAGAAGAATTAAGAGATGAAGAAACAAAAATAGTACAACAAAATGCAATAAAAGAACTGAATGGAATACATCCAGATTTTAATGAGTTAAAAGATGATACTAATTTTAATAAATGGCTTAATGAACAACCAGAAAATATTTCAGATGGTATTTATAAAAATAATACCAATGCAAAATGGGCCGCTAGAATAATTGACTTGTATAAAGCCGAACACAATCTACAAACAAAACAAACGACTAAACCTAATGCTGCTCAAGCTGTAACTAAAACTAATAGAGGTTCTATTACAACTGAAGGTGGTAAAAAGATTTGGTCAGTGTCTGAAATTGCAAAACTCAGACCTCAACAATTTGCTAAATATGAAAAGGAAATTGACTTAGCGAGACGAGAGGGACGCATACAGACATAATTAACTTTTAACTGGAGGAAATTATGGCAATTTCAAAATCAGCCGGTTACGACAATTTACCATCGGGTAATTGGTTACCGGTAATTTATAGCCAAAAAGTTCAAAAGTTTTTCCGTACTGCTTCGGTTGTTGAGGATATTACCAACACCGACTATGCAGGAGAGATTGAAAATTTCGGAGATACAGTTAATATAATTAAAGAGCCAAGCATTTCTGTAAGCTCATATACTAGAGGCGGAGCAATCAACATCCAAAATTTGGCTGATGACCAATTGCAACTAGTTGTTGACCAAGCAAATGCTTTTGCATTTAAAGTTGACGATATTGAAGAAAGACAATCTCATGTAAACTGGGAGTCTTTGGCTACATCTTCTGGGGCATATGCTCTAAAAGATTCTTATGACGAAAACGTCATTGCTGCAATGGTTTCGGGTGCAGGTACAACTGTAGGTTCAGATGGTTCAGGAACAGATACCGGATTCGGTACTTCTGAAACTGACCCTCTTAACATTATGGCTAATGCTGCTAAGAGACTACATGGAGCAGACGTTCCAACTGAAAACAGATGGTTTTTAGCTTCACCTGAGTTCTATGAGCAACTTGCTCAAGCATCAGCGAAGTTAATGGATGCATCTGTAACTGGAGATGGCAAATCACCTATCAGAAATGGTAGAGTGGTAGATGGCCAAATCCAAGGCTTCAAATGTTATATGACTAATAACTTTGCGGCTTCAACAACATCCAATTATTATAAAGTATTATATGGACATATGTCTTCAACTGCTACTGCTAATGCTATTGCAAAAACAGAAGTAGTAAGAGACCCTGATTCATTTGCTGATATAGTAAGAGGCTTACACGTGTTTGGCAGAAAAGTATTGCGTAGTGCAGCACTTCAATGCAGACACTTATTAATTGATTAAGGGAGGGTATACAAATGGCGACTCATAGTAAAGTTACTGGTTCAACATCTGGGCATCCTTCTACAAGAAGAAAGCCTTATTATGTTGAAAATACAATTGACAACTCTGCATTCGACCCGGCAGCAGCAGACATTATTCAAGCGTTGAATGTTCCGGCAGAAACAGTTGTTATGGCAGCAGGATTAGAAGTGCTAACTGCATCTTCTTCTTCTGTTACTTTTGATTTAGGTATCACAGGTTCTACAGCAGGACACCAT